GCTGGTGGGAAAGATAACATTATAATTGACGGCAATAATTTGCTGTATCGAATCTTCTGGACTAGTAACTTTAAAATAGACGAATCTGATTCTCCGGGTCAGATTTTTTTATTCCTTAGAGCTCTAAAATCTTATGTAGATAAATTTCAAGCAAAGAATGTTTATTGCGCTTGGGATAAAAAGCTCGATTGGCCTAGTACAAACTTCCGTAAAGAAGCAGCAGGGGTAGAATACAAGGCAGGTAGAGACGATGACAAGTTTAAAGATGTGTTTGAGTACTTAGAAAACATTATCGAAATCATCGCGATGCTTGGAGTTAAGAACATCTACCCTAAACGTATGGAGGCAGATGATGTTATGGCTTGGCTTGCTAGAACATTACCAGGTCAAAACGTTGTTGTTACGACTGATAAAGATCTTTTACAATTAGTAAACAACAAAATTACTGTATATAATCCTATTAAGAAAAAAGAAGTAACCCTCTCTAATTTTCAAGAATATACAGGAGTACAGAAAGAATATTATATGTCATATAGAGTTGTAACAGGAGATAAATCTGATAATATACAAGGTTTTCCTAGGTTCGGTTTAAAGCGTTTTCTCAAGTTAGAGCATAAAATTGTAACAATGGATGGTAAAGAGCAAGTTGCTCTTATAGAAGGTAATTCAATCACAGAAGAACAATTTGAGATATATAAGCGCAATTGGGGACTAATGAATTTAGAGGTAGGATATAACTACTACGATGATGAAGTCCCAGCTTATAAGCGTCAAATAGAAGACCTCACATTACATACAAGCAACTTCACAAAATTTATTGAAAAAGCAAAAGAATATGATTTGTGGTCAGTTGTACGAAACAGTACATCATGGAGAGAATCCTTTAATACTAATGAAAATGTATTAAATACTATAAACAAAGCTATACAACATGCACACACCTAATCAACCAAGAAATATCGTCGGTCCTTCAGGAGCAACTGTCCGCCCTACTATCAGAGAAATCCGGGTCGGTAATGAAATTCGCACCGAAGCTCATTACGTTGATCCTCGTACTGGTCAGTTTATAACTAAGATACCAGTATCTGTTCGTAAAGTAGATGATAAATGAAATAATCCCAGAAGGGTATGTTGCTGAGAAGTTCTATCAATACGCAGGATACCCTAAATACAAAAAACTTACCAATGTATATGAGGCAGGATGTCCTATTTGTCGGGAAGGTAAATCTTGGGGCAAAAAAAGACGCTTATATTATGTTGTAAAAGATAATTATATTTTTTGTCATAATTGTGGCTGGGCTGGTTCTCCTGTAAAATGGATTCAAGAAGTCACTGGTAAAAACTATCTCGAGATTATTGAAGAAAGTAAATCTTTTAGTACGTTTATAGTACCTACCGAAAAAAAGAATAAAGATATAGAGGAAAAGGCACCTCCGTCATTACCTGGAGATTGTATTAATTTATATGATAAATCTCAATACAGTTTCTACATTAATGAACCAATGGTTAAACGCGCTGTTGATATATGTAAAGAGCGTAAGCTATTTACTGCAGTTAATAGACCAAAATCTTTGTGGTTTTGTCGGAACGACTTCGTACATAAAAACCGAATCATAATACCATTTTACGAAAATAAAAATATTGTTTTTTATCAATCTCGAAAATTAGAAGGTAACAAAAAAGATACAAAACCGAAATACCTATCTAAGGTTGGATCAGATAAAACTGTTTTTAATATTAATAATGTAAATGATGATTTAGGTTATATGTTTATATTTGAAGGACCAATCGATAGTTTTTTTGTGAAAAACGGAGTCGCAGTTGGTGGTATAAGTAAAGGTCGTTCTTGCTTTACAAAACGACAAGAACAGCAATTACAGCAAAAACCGTTTCATAAACGTATATGGGTATTAGATAATCAATATCAAGATCAGACCGCGAAAGAGAAAACTCATTCGTTATTGAGTATGGGTGAGAGTTGTTTTATATGGCCAGAAGAATTAAAAAACTTTAAAGACTTTAATGACATATGTCAAAAAGTAAACCGCGACAAAATATCGTCGCGGTTTATAGTTAGTAATAGTTATAACGAACTTAAGGGAAAGTTACTGTTAACTAGATTAACGTCGTCTTAATTTCTTCTTTCGACGTCTACGAGCCTCTGCATCAGCTGATGTCGCCGGTGCGGGCGCAGGAGCAGGAGCTTTTTTCTCTACTTTTTTTTCTACTGGCTTTTCAGTAGCTTTTTCTTCTTTTGGTTCTTCGTCAAATAGTCCCATGATATAATTATTTATGTTTTTCTAGGTAAAGGTTCTTAAAGATTTGATTTAGACTCGCTAAACGCTCGCATACATCTAAAATCTCCGACTTAGTTGCATCAGAAATTCCGTCAAAAATTGTACCTATTTTATTATCTGTTCTCAAGATTCCTAATACACTGTCAGTACCACCATTCATATACTCAATAATTTCGTCTATATTACCTACCCAATCCTGCAATAATTCTAATTCTCTTGCGGTATTTGGTTGATTATCTTGTACATCTTCTAAGTCACCAGCCGTGCTAGGGTCGTCTAAAGTATTCGCGAGAGCTGCTTGATCATCACCAGGATTCGCGTCAATCGCTGGTACTTCATCTTCTTTCAGCAAAGATAAAAATTTATTTTCGAACTTTCCCATGTAAGTATTTATTAAATACTTATGATGAAAGGCATACTTTTTGAAGATTTATATATGTACACGAACAAGTACTGGAAGGACGTAAAGTCTAGACATGTTCGACCTACTACAAAAACATTAGCTGATATCGCGAACGCTAGCCCTGAAACTTACAATAAAGTAAAAGCCGAACTCGTCCCTTTTCCTGGAGATCACGCCGTTGAGCAACTTGGTTCTGCGTTTAAAAGTATATCTGATGCACAGCATCTATTAAATCAATTATTCGAAAACCCTACTGTTAACAGTAAACCAGAAACTCAAAAATCCGTAAATTTAAAGTTGCAAAAAATTCAGGATCTTATAAAATCGGTAACGGACGATTTAGATCATGATAGCTCAGATAATTCGTAGTTTAATACTCTTAATAATAATTTCTAGCAGCGTTGGTGGTATAGGCTATTTTTTCGATACCTCTCTATTGACGTTTGTAAAATATTTTGTACTAGCAACTGGTTTACAAATAATATTTTTCTTTCTCTATAATAACGTATTGAGATATATAGCAAGACTTAACCTTGAAAAAGAAAGTTTACAATTAGCTCAACTCGCAGAAAAAAATAAAATATTTGTTGAATGTCAAGGCTGTAAAAGTACGAACAGTGTAGATATAGATCTTACTCAGGAAAATAATTTTAAATGCACTAACTGTGGAGCAGAAAATAAAATTAATATAGAATTTACAACAATATTACCAACTAATCCAATTTATGACAAATAAAGAAAAAGAAACCGACTACTCTAAACTAGCACGATGGTTATGCTTATATGAAGCTGTAAATATTATTTCTGATAAAGCTGAGCAAGTAGGTGCAGGCGCAGATTGTTTGAAACCGATTCCAATCAGTAAGTATATTAACGAAAGATTTCCTTCCTTATTAAAAGACTTAGAGCATGAAATTGAGGCTAGTAATAGTCCCCATACACATCGTCATTAGTACCATAATCAAAATAACTTGACTGATCAGTATCAAGATCATTAATATAATCAGTTTCAATTGCTGTTAATGGACCAACTCCTGATGTGTCTGTTACTTGTGTAGAGCCAGCCTCTGCATCTAGACCAGGTAAGAAAGCATGATCGTTTCTCCTTGCTTTAAGTCTAAAAACATAATGGCCTTGAAGCTGATTAATTTCATTTATAGACTGATCTAACCGTTCTGTAATTTCAAATATCTTACCATTACGGTCATTCGGTCGATCATCTCCATATTCAGTTAATTGAAATACATCGCCTGCTTTTGGCTCAGACGCGCTAGCAGCTGTATAATAGGTTGAAAGACTTTTTTGATATGTTTCTATGTCAATAATTGCGGTTAGCTCATCATCAGATACTAACCCGTATTGAGAGTATGTTAAGGAGCCGTCACTCAAATCTATTAACATAACGAATGAAGCTTTGGGGTGATAGCCTTGATGGGTGTTTTCGCCGTATACTTTATCGGATGCACTTAGAGTAAAATTTCGTACATAATAATCTATCTTAGTGCCATATAATCTGACTTGTTCTTTCCACCAGCGCTTATATGTTTGAGCTCTTTCATTAACTGAATTCGTTTTGAGATTAAAACGAATTGTTTGTTCAGCGTCGCTAAAATACTTTACCGCTGAAATTGACTCTGTTAAAAAAGCTCCCATTATTTCTTAATATAATATTTGTTGTCGTTAATAAAAAATGTAATACCTGTATTACCTAAATTACGCGTAACTCTTTGTTCAAGATCTGTAATTTTATATAACGATTTAATTTGCTCTACTTCTTGATCATTTAATAAGAAGGAACCAGATTCCATACTTTTTAAACGATCTAATTTATCTGGGTAGTTAGGATCTGTCTTATACATTTGAGGTAATAGGTTTTGTCTTTTCCTACCCATACCAGTACTACCTTTGAACTTTCTACTAGCTAGTAAGTTCTCTGGTCTCTTTAGTACCTCTAGAAAGATCTTCTTAAACATTTTAATTATTTAATAAAAAAAGCCCCCTGCATACGCAAGAGGCTTCTTTAAAGGTATTTTTAATTATTGTCTTATACAGCTAATTTAGCTTTACCAACGCCTTTAGCTTTAGTGTGTCCTGGCTTCTTACCTTCACCAGTATCTTTACCACCGTCAATTTCGTCGGTTACTGGTTGTGAACCGTCTCCAGAAGACTTACCGCCTAAGCTATCAGCAGCAGGCTCAGTGGCTTTACCGCCTCCGTCAGAAGGATCAACACCAGGCTTAGAACCGTCTTTAGTGTGCGTGGTATCTTCTTCAGTTACCTCAGCACTTTCGTGAGCTCCAGCTTCGAGAGGATCTGGCTCATCACCAAATTCTTCTTCACCTTCGTCTTCCCCGCCTCCGACTTGATCGAGAATCGATTTCAGACAATCGACATCGGCTTGGGACAATGTTACTGTTACATCGCCTCCTTCATCGCCTTCGTCATCTCCGAGCTCGAGCTCATCAATACCATCAGTTTCGTCTTCGGTGGGAAGACCAAGTTCAAAATCTTCGTCTTCGCTCATTACGCTCTCGTAGAGCTCGTCAAATGTTGATTTATTTTCGGACATAATATTACCTTTGTTAGAATTATTTATGCTCTCTTTCGCAGTTTTTTTGGACTTTTTCTTTTCTTTTTCGGATCCGTCGATTGGCTCCTGTAATTCATCATGAACCTGTTCGCATCCACCCTCTTCAATATCATCAGACTTTACCTCGTCCTTAGGTCGCTGATCAGTAGCTTTCTCATTACAATGAGCAGCATTAATAGTCTTACCTTTCTTTTTCTTATCTTTTAAAGCTTTCTTCATTGGCTCTTTTTTATCACCATCTCCATCAGCATCTATATAATCAGGTTTTGCGGCTTCTTTAGTTTCTTCTTCGTCGTCTTTTTTAAAACGTTTTGAAAGTTCTTGGCCAGCTTTTTTAACAAGTAAGCCACCCGCAAACTTTGCTGCAGGACCTGCGATCTCGCTCACCTGAGATCTATATGCTTCATTTAATGTGTCGAAATCTTTTCCGGTCATGTAAATATTTATTGATGCCGCGCCAAAAAAA